CCGGTACAGGCCCGTCAGGTCCACACCGTAAAACCGCTGAAGATCCGCCTCCAGCTCGCGCGGCCACCGGGCGAACAGCACCATGAATGCTGGTAGGCCCGGTAGCCACATCATTCCCCCATGCCGATTTCCTCAGACCACAGCTCCAGGAACGTGTTGAGGTCGTTGAACGATGCGCCGTGAGCGTCGAGCTTCGCGCAACCCTCGTCACCGAGGATGAGGGGGATCGCCTTAGCGATGGACTGATTCGTCCCCTCCTGCATGAGCAGGGGAACACGCCAGTTCGCGGCCTCAACGTTCGGCGGCGCGAGAACGGTCACCTCATCACCACGGATGGTGAGGGTGATCTCGACAAGATCGGCGTTAGCCTTGGCCTCGTTTTCGAGCGCCTTGCCGGCCTTCTTCGCAACCTCGACGGTGCTGGTCTTTCGGGTGGTAGCCATTGTGTGTCCTTTCGGCATGTGTGTGTCGGATGAAAGTTTTGTGGTGGGTGCGCTCCGACACACGGAGAGCGCACCGCACCGGGTGACTACTTGTAACGCCCCGTCACCCACGGGGCCAGCGTGTTAACCCTCGGCAGGGGGCTCAAGCGCAGTGACACGCGCATCCAGCGCGGTAATCAGCGCTGCCTGAGCCGCGATCAGATCATCCACGTACTTCTTCGTTGCGGCGTGATCGGCACTGGTCGGATCACCGACGACGATGATCCCGTTAGAGCCACGGACCGGAACAGTGTTGGCCGTCTTCGATGTGCCAGAGACAGTGCGCAGGTACGGCTGTCCGGTAGACCCGACGCCGTAGACCGAGTTCGGGGTAGTGGAAGCGTCCACCTTGGTTCCGAGCGCGGCGGTCGTGGAGGTAGCAAGGTTTGCAACCTCAGTAGCGGCAGCCTCGCCAGCAGCGGCGGCGGCTTCCAGTTCAATGATTCGGGCAGCCTCGTAATCGTCTCCGGCTTTCCAATCATCGCGGGGGACGAAAGGCATGTCCTCCTCACTTTCTGCGCCCAGATTGAGCGCGGTAATCAGTCGAGCGGCTAGATCGGCGTGCCCCTTCGCGGTCGGATGAACACCATCCGAGGCGAGGATTCCCGCAGCCTTATCGGCGTCAATGTCGCCGGACCAGTAGCCTTCCATCGCGTCCGTAAAGTCACGGTTCGCGGGGTCGAGCGCGGCAGCGGTACGCATGGGGCCGATGATCTGCTCACGGTCGTACCCCTCGTCCTTCGGCGCGTCCTGTGACGCGAGGACGATCCACGGGTTCTTCGCGCACTCCTCAGAGATCACAGCTAGCATCTGGTTCAGCGTCGCCGTAACCTCTGCCTGGGTCTTCCCCGACGACTCCTCATTGCTGCCGTAGGACAGGATGATGAAATCAGGGTCCAGGTGCCGCAGTCGCGGGCGAAGCGTAAGTGCCTGCTGATTGGCGGTGAGATGCCAGTCCAAGGTGGACCCGCCCCAGCCGCCGTTCAGCATGATCGCACCGGCGGTGTTGTCGCCGTCGTACAGGTGTACGAAGTCGATCACTGTCTCGCCGGTGGTGGAAAACTCGAACGTGTGAGTACCACGGGGAAGCTCCCCGGAATCCCACGACGCTGAGAACGTCAGATCGCCGGACGTAGACAGGGGGATCGGAGCCGGGGTGTCACCGTCCACAGAGACGGTGACCGTGCCGGTCCCACCCCCCTCACGCAGACCGAACCACGCCCCAGTGCAGTCCGTCATCGACCATGACACCGGGGCACCGGAAGTGACGAGAATGTTGGTGTGCCCGAGGCCGGACGAGTTCGACGTTCCCCCGGTTCGAGTAGCGCGGGGCCAACTGGCACCAGCATTCGCCGTACGCGGTTCGCCCGCAGCATCCTGGTGGACCTTCCCCCGTATCGCAGACTCCACCAGAGCGGAAATGGACTTGTCCGGCCACGAAGCACCCGCCCCGACCCCCGCGATGGTGGACGACCCGATGATGATTCCCACAGGACGGTCCATCGCCAGGATCTCAGAGCGTCTCTTAGAGAGCGCCATCTACCCCTCCAATCACGTCAGGACGAGTGGCAGAGGACCACCCACCCGCCCGACTAGGGGTTTTCCGGGTCAGTGCCAGCGGTCTTGAAACGGATCACATCAGGGGTAGCAACGTTCACGCCGGTACCGGAGAACACAGCCTTGTCGTACAGGGCACCATCAGCATCCTTACGGATCTCAACAGTGAACTCCGTGGTCGAAGCACCATCATCAGCCTTGTCCATGCTGGACGGGTAGATGTTCGCCTCCAGTCGCGACACCTCGACATGAACGTTGCCGTTCTGGTCAGTGGTGCGGAACCCGATGTACCGCTGAGCATCCTGCGGAGCAAGAACCACAGTCGGGGTTCCTGCCTCCGGGAACTCAGAGTTCGGCCACATCAGGGACCAAACAACCTCGTTATCCTCCAGGGAGGTGAAGGTGCGGGTGTCCTTCTTGAACTTCTGGTCGGTGGCGATCAGCTGAGAAGACCAACCAAGGATCTCCGTACGGTCAGCGTCGCGCTCCTGGCCGATGGAAGAACCATCAGCGAGGATGCCAACCTGAAGCCAGTCAGCGCCGAACGTGCCGTCAGCCTCAGCCTTCGGATCGGTAGCGCCCACGATGGAAATGTAGACCTCGGCGTTCTTCCAAATGTGAACGCGGTCTGCAACGTCAGTAGTAGCCATGCTATGGCTCCTTTCGGTTAGTAGCAGCCTTCACAGCGAAAGCCGCAATCCAGCGGGACGCGTCCGGGGAATCCCGAACCACGCTCAGCCCCACTGCGGGATAGATAGTCAGACCCGGCACGTGGGCGGGGTCCAGTAGAAACGCCTCCAGCTGCGCCGCCAACGAGCGCGCATCCGGGGCAAACTCGGCGTAGGTCACGACACGGACGATCTCGCCCGTCCATGCCCGCGCCTGATCGGTGGTGCCGTTCGATGAGACGGTCACCGCAGGGCCGGACTTCACACCCCAACCCTTCGGCAACTCTGATCTCACCGGCACGTCAGCCACCGCAATATTCAGTTCTCGGATGATCGCGCTCACCGCGTCCTGTTGGACGAGCATCGTCACCCCCCATACCTGTGAATGTCGAGGCCGGACGAAACAGCAGACTGAATCAGGTAGCCGTGCTTCGCCTCAGCAGCACGCGCTTGCGGAACCCGCATAGCGACCAGCGCGACCGGCTTACCGCCCTTGTCCTTCTTCATCCGCACGTCCGCGTTCATCTCCGCAGGCACCCCCGAAGCGACCCGCTGCCCCGCCTGCTGAACAAGCGGCGTAGCGGCCTCCAAGAGCTGCTGCCAGAAATCGTCAGGCAGATTCTTCTGAGCCATCAGCCCTCACCCCTCTGGCACACGAACACAACAGACGGGCGATGCCTCGACAACGCGGGCCGGCGGAATGCCGCAAAATCATGCGGCGGCTCCAGCACCGTGAACCACTCCCCCCGGATCAACACCTCAGAATCAGCATCGACCACCGTCCCAGACGGGGCGAACACCCGAAGCTGCACGAAAGCACCCTCCCGGTCCTGCCCCACATCCTGAGCAAGCACGAGCGGCTGCACACGACACGTCACAGTGACGGAACCACCCGGCATCTGCGGTACCCCGTACTCGTCCACTTCTGGACGCTGACGGATCACCACAGGCTCCCACGCCTCATTCACCGGTACCACCGCTCCGGCCAGCGCGACGCACGCGGGAAACTCCCCCGAGCACCAGCCTGATACAGCAGGCCCAGTTCCTCACGGTGCGCATCGGTCAGGATAAGCCGACCGAACCCGACCAGCCCATCAACAGACGAACCATAGGTCACCGAATCGGACTCAGCGCCCGTAGTCGAGGACACTGAAGCCTGACCGACGTTCCCGCCAATCAGAACCGCTGCGGCCACCATGTCACGGATCACGCGCTTAGCGGCATGAGCCAACCACGGTGTTGCCGCAACCTCCGCATCGAAGTCCCTACCGACACGAGAGAAAGCGTCACGCACAATCTCCTCCGCGTCGCCCAGAAGAACCACGACCCGTGCAGCCTCATCCACCGCCAGCGTCACCGGCAGGCGTGAGGCCAGATCATCAAACTCAACGAGCATGACGCACCCCCTTTTCGGAGTCAGCGCGTCGCCGCGATGATCTCCTTCTTCGTCAACCCCTTCGGGTCAATCCCCTTCTTGACGGCATAAGCACGCCACACATCCAAGGACTCAGTACGCTTCGGGGCACTAGGCCCCTCAACCACCTTCTCGACCGGGGCAGGCTTCGGCTTAGCAGCACGGGTGACAACAGGACCGGAAGGCTTAGACACAACCTCGGAAGCCAAAGCGCCCTGCGCCTCCAGCCACTCCGCCATAGCGTCCTCAACCTCGACCGAAGAACCCCGCAACAGAACACCCGTGCCCGGATTCCACGCCCGGGCCAGCGTCACCCGACGCATCACAGACCCTTGATGCGAACGACGGACTTCGGGTTGTCCACAGCGATAGCCCGCTTACGGACCAGATCGGAACGCCACGACATGGTGGGGCCACCAATAGGAGAATCGCCACCCTCGACATACAGGGGGGTAGCGGTCAGCGGCATGGTGTCAGACTTGAAGCCAACGGCGTTAGCCTCGAACACATACGCCTCATCCTTCGGCATCAGACGGGAAGTAGCAACATTCAGGGTGCCGAACAACTGGTAGCCGGTCAGGCCCTTGTAGACAGGGTTGTCATGAGCAACATCACCGATGTAGAGCTTCTGGATCTGCTCGTTGCGGATGATCTTCGTGAGCGCCTGCGGGTGGACCAGCAGGGTGTTCGGGTCGTAGTCGAAGATGCGGGTCTCGTCACCGTCAACGGTGGCACCCTGCACCATCTCGATAGCGTCGAACAGATCCTTCACCGGGTCGCCAGCAGTCCAGGCGGCGGAAGCCTGCAACTCGGGGATGGCAGCGGCGTTGAACGCGCCGAACACGGCATTAACGCCGTGACGGAGAACAGTCTTCTCCAGGGCGTCCATAGCGCGGGTGACAGCATCAACCTTGTTCTCGTTGCGCTGCTCCCACGAGATTCGGATAGCCTCACCGGTCTTGATGCCGAAAGCGGCATTCAGGGAACCAAGCTCCGGCGCGGACACCGGAATCTCGCCGTACTCGGCGATCTCCTCAGCATCGTCAGCGAGGTAGAGGCCCGCAGCCTCACGGAAAGCAACAACCCCCTGGTTGCTGCCACCGTCACGGAAGAACAGATCTTCGACAAACGAGTTGTCCAGGTCCTCGATGATCCGCTGCGGGATGTAGGTCGGATCGGCCATGAGCTCATCGACGGTGATCTGGGGACCGTCGTAAGCGGAAGTGATAACGTCAGCCATTACTGGCTCCTTTCAGTTGGCGGGCGCACGCCCGACATGACAAAACCCCCGACCCGACAGGCCAGGGGTTGGGATGATTCGGGGTGTACTACTCGCCAGTGCCAGCAGCGACAGGGGCGGTCGGGGTGGCAAGGAGAACCTTCACCTTGCCGTCGCCGGAAGCGCGGACAGCGGTGCCGACAAACACGGCGCCGGTAGCGGCAGCCTTACCGTCAGCGGCAGCGTAAACCGGGGCACCGGGGGCGAAAGTGCCCTCAGTCTCAACCGGGACAACAGCCGGGGTGACATGCACGGCAACGTTGCCCGGCTTGCCGATGTGAAGCACGTTGTCATTAGTACGGGCCGGGGGGTTGGCGTTAGCGCCGGTGACAACCGCGCCGAACACGGCGGCGGTACCGTCAGCGTGCTTCGCACCCTCAGCGGCGACAGAGACGAGCCGGAACTTCTCGATGTCCTCAGCAGCGTCGAAAGTGATAGGGCCGGTCTTGAAAACAGCAGACATACTAGGTTCTCCTTAGTAGTTGGAACGGGTGCCGAGCAGACGGTCTGCACGGGCGCGGAAATCGGACTTGGTTGCAGCGTCGGTCGCCTCGCGGTCCTGGCCGTGGCCGATCTCCTTAACGGGGATCGTGTTCTTCGGGATGGATCCGTACAGAGCGCGAGCAGCGTCCATGTCCTTGTGAGCGAGGGCAACAGCCTTGGACCGGATAGCGACGTTGAAACGGCCATCCTTGATCCACTGGTCAACCTCAGCCTCACGGGAAGCGGTGTCGGCCTCGTTCTTCGCATCCCAGCCGAGCTTCGCGGCGGCCTTCAGATCGTTGTAGGTGTCCATGTCGAGGACAACACGATCAGCCGGAACCGGCTCCTCGGTAGCCAGGTCTCCGGCAGGCGCGGCCTCTTCCTCGTCTCCGGCGGCGGACTTCACCGTGACGGTGACCGGCAGCTCAACCGGCGCATCGTTACCGGTGACGGTGACCGTCAGGGCAACCTCGGAATCGGGCTCAGCGCCAGACGGGGCAGTGACAGTGAGAACACCGGTCGCCTCGTCAACCTCGGCAACGAAACCCTCCGGCGCCTCACCGACAGAGAACACCAGGCCGGACGGCGGAAGCTCGCCCTGCGGCTCAACGGTGGCCTTACCGGTCGGGACAACCGTGGTGCCCTCCGGGTAGGAAATCTCAACATCACTGGTGACAGTGACGGTCTCATTCATGATCTTTCGGACGATGTTCACAACGTCCTCGTGGGAAAGCGAACCCATGCCGCTATCCTCCTTCTGCCCCGTAGGGGCGGTTAGGTCGGGAGACGGCGCAACGCTTCGACCCCGATACTTGAAATGGTTAGTGACACGTCCAGCGACAGCGGCGACAACGGCCCTGCCATCCTCGACCGAATCGGCCAGGCCGGCAGCCACCGCCTCATCCGCCGAAAACCACGTCTCCGCCCGCATTCGCTCCCGCCACTCCGAAGGCTCACCACCACCACGGGTGGCGTACACCGACGCGAGATTGTCGGAGATGCGCTCCAGGTCGGTGACAACCCGGCCCATCTCCGCAGCGTTCCCGCCGACGAAGCTCATGGCGTCGTGGATCATCAGCTCTGCCGTGGGCCGCATGACCACACGGTCAGCACCGCCCACCGCGATGAACGACGCGGCAGACGCGGCCAGCCCCTCCACGACCGCCGTAACAGTCGCAGAGTGCGCCCGGAGTGCGTTCATGATCGCCAGGCCTTCGTACACGTCGCCGCCCGGACTGTTCACCCGCAAGGTGATCTCGTCCGTCTCCAGCGACTTCAATTCGGAGACAACGGCAGACGCCGAAACGTCAGTGCCGATCTCCCCGTAGATCAACAGTTCACTCACTGTTGACCTCCTCCCCCGGCGTTGCCGCCGAATCATCAACAGGAACATCAAGCCCCGTAGCCTTCAGCGCGTCATCCTGCGAAACACCAGCATCAACAAGTGACTTCGTAGCCGCCGCCAACTGGGCCAACTCCGCAGCGTCCGCCCCGTCCGCCGCATCAGTCTTCACATCTCCGGCAGCGACAGCCTCAGACAGAGGACGCTTACCAGGCAGCGAGTAGACACGCCGAACGTGCTCCTCCAGATCCTTATCCGCGAAGATCGCCTTAGCGTTCACCAGCGTGGCGAGATCCTGAGCAGACAGTTCCTTCTTCGACGCAATCGGATCAACAACAACCCGAGGGCACAACCCCGTATAACCGGGGAACGCCACATCGACAAGATCCTCAACGATGTGCTGAGTCGCGGTGTCCGCGATCCAGTCTGCAATCGTCTGCAACGACTGGATGAACAGATCCGACTGCGTTTCCGCCAGTGCGTACGAGCCTCCCCCGCCGTCGAGGTTCAGGAAGTGAGCCAGCACCGAACGGGCAATCATCGCATCGTGATACGAAATCGACTCACGAGGACTGACCAGCTGACCATTCACGCCCAACAGCTGAAGCTCAGCCTTCGCCGGGATCGCGCCGCCCGCCTCAGCGCCCGCACGAATCCCCCGTGCAAGCTCCTGACCATGACGCAGATCCTCAGCAGGGTTCTCCGCAAGCTCGGAACCCTTGTAAATCGGCACACCCATGCCGTTACGCTCCAGAACCTGCATCTCCAGGCGCAAAGCCTGATCCCGCAACTTCCAGTGCTTGAACGCGGGACGCAACACCGAAGTGCCCTCCCACGACGTATCACGCGGCGCATGACAATAAGCCACAAGACGATCAACGGGGATAGTCGCACCATCCGCCCGCGCCGTGCCGGTGCTAGCCCCAACTTGCTCCACCGACGACAGACCACCATCCTCTGCCACATTGATACGGGTCAACGTCCCCGGATACCGGGGGGCCAACTTAGCGAGGTGCATACGGCCCCCGCGCTCCTCATAAACCTGCTCAAAGAACATCACACCGTACTGCAACGACAGAAGAGCCTGCTGCAAGTGCTCAGTCCACGACACACGCCCACGCCGACGCGCCACCGGCTCCTTGGGAGAATCACCCAACACCGGAAGACGCAGATCCTCCGACACCAACGCCACAACCTCATCCGGTGCGCCGTTCGGGTCCAACCGCCAATCGGCACGCTCAATCGGCAACCACAAAGCATTCAACACCGAAGTAACCTGAGCATCCTCACGCCCCATCTTCGCAAACACCGCAGCCGAATGCGGAAACCGAAGCTCCCAATTATCCTCAGCCGTAATAGCGCCCTTAGACGAAATAGCGTGGCCGATCTCCGGCGTACGCCTAGAATCGGAGGTTGGCGACAAATTGCGAACCTTCCGAGGCTGAAATGGATTCCACATGCCCCACGAACCTCCTTGTCTTTTTCACGTCCGGCGCATCCACCGGAATCTCAAACTCAACTAGCCCCCACAACGCGAACGACGCAGCGACGAGCACACTGACCACCGGGGCGGTATGCTGAAACGCACGATCACCCCGAGACCCCTGACGGAACTCCGCGACCTCCAGAGCATCCCCCCACCGGGGATCCCCATCATGTGTCAACGCGCCCTCGCGGAACATCGTCAACAGCAGCTCGCACGCCGCCGTGACCTTCCCCCAGGCGATCTGCTCCGGCTCCACACCAGACTTCGTGAGCGGGTCCAACAACGTAGCGCCGACACCCTTCGTCTCAATGACCACCGCCACCGGATCGTTCTTCGCCACCGTCCTAGCAACCGAAGCGACAACCTCATCCCGGTCAAACACCGACACAGGGGCAAGGGACAAATGCACGCCCCTATCGGTACGCAGCGCGGCAACCATGCCAACCCCCGCACCCTCCGGCGCGACATCCAACCCCACGCAACAATCACCGACAACACTCGGGCGAGACTCCGCGACCGCCTGCCACTCGACAGGATCAACCACAAACTCCCTGCCCTCATCCTCATCACCACGCGGATACCACTCACCCGTGCCCAACGACTCGACCGTGAACACCGCCCGCAGCTCCGGCGACTTCCCCGCAGACTTCGCCGCAGCCCGGATCTCGCTCAACTGCACACCAGGCCCACGATCCACCAAGGAAGGGTTAGCGATGCGCCACGACTGCTCCACGAGAGGATCGGCCCCCTCGGGCATCGACCACTCCTTGAACAGAATCCCGTCCTCGCCGTCAATGCCCGCCCACCGCTTAGCCGAGAAGATCGCGCCGTGCATATGCTCCCACCGATTCACCGGCGACGAGATAAACACCTTCTGCGCATTCTCCACAGCAGCCGTCGTCGAGTTCATCGCAGCGAACACCTCGACCGGAAGGTCGTAGCACTCGTCAAAGATCAGCAGATCGATCGTCCGACCACGGCCCGTCTTCTTCGTCCTCGTACGGAACACCGCCGACGCACCATTCGGGAAGTGGATAGCCTCCTTGCCGTTCGACTTCATCAGCTCCGGCTCACCCTCGAACTCATCCGCCCACCAGCCCATCAGGTCCGGGTGCTCCGAGATCACATCCCACAACCGGCCCATAGCGTCCAGCGCCGTTTCCATCAAGTGCGCCGTGTGGTAGATCAGCCGCTCACCGAACAAGAAGATGCCGGCCAACTCACGGGCAACCAGAACCTCGCCCTTACCGTTCTGGCGGGCAACAACCACCGCAACCTCACGAGCCGACCACAACCCCGACTCATCCGTCCGGCACATATCCCGCAGCAAATCCTCCTGCCACGGGTACAGGGTCAGCCCGCAGAACCTGGCGAACTCCACCGCCTCATCGCCCCGCGCAACATCACCATCGGGAACATGAGACAAGCGAGGCTCACGGATGCCAAGCAGCGCCACCCGCTCACCCCCCTCACTCCACAGCCCTCAACGACTGGAACTTCCCACGACCAGACGAAGCCGACGTGCGCTTACGCTCGCCAAACAGGTCAGGCCGGGCAGTCGTCCACCGCGCAATCTCCGCACTGCACTTCTGTTCGATCAGAACAGCCGGGTTCGGGACCAACGAACCGTTCACCTCGACCGTCACACCCCGCTCCCTGATGATTTCTTGGGCCTCCAGCGCCGTCGAAACCAGCCCGTCGAAGATCCGAACAATGTCCTCATCAGAATTACTCACTGTGTGGCCCCCTAACGGATTGAAGGAACAAGACTGACAACGTCACCTAGCAGCGCTAAAAGCCCGTCAGAAGGGCCATGCAAGGCCGTACAGGGGCATTGTGGAACTACGGGGAGAGAGAAACGAGATAGCGGAGCGGCGGGGCCGAGTCAGGCGGGGCACCCCCTCAATATTTTGTGGGGTGGGGTCTTAGGTTGTCCACATGTTGTGGTTTGGGTTGCCTATCCCCAGGTGAAGCCGTCTGGTTCGTTCGATTCGGCCACCTGTTCGTTTCCGGGTTGGCGTTCGTCGTGCCCTGCACCTCGGCTACGGTTACATGCCCTGTGCAGTAGGCGGTCAGCGTCCCCTGGCCCGTGGTGCTTCAGGTCTCGCGTGTGGTCGGCTTCTAGTGCCGCGCCGTCGAAGTTCTTGGCGGGGTCTTTCCACATTGGGCGTTGGCACCATTCACACGGTGTGCCGTCTTTCATGTTGAACATGAGGCGTTTGCGTACTTGTTGGTGCCTGTGATCGTAGCCGCGTTGTGCTGCTGTCTTCGGCTTGTCTCGGTCGTACCATGCGGCTGCGACCTTCAGCATGTGCGGTGGCCGCTCGGCCTTACACCGTCGCATGACTACAGCCTTGCCGGGGTCGATGGTGCGGATCTCCGCTCCGGCTTGCCTGTACTTGTCGAGGGTCTTAGCAGACGGCGTGCTGTCTACTATCCACACGTCTGTGGTGTTGGCGTGCTTCACGGCTTCCGTGATGGCTGCTCGTCGTGCGGCCTGTGTCACTGCCTTCACCGTGTCGGTGTGCGTGTGGTTGTCCACAGTCTCGCCGGCGATTGTGTTGGCGATTTCGTCGTAGTCGATGGTGATGTCGCCGGGTTGCCGGTGGTCTCGTATGTAGGTGCTCTTCCCTGCGGCGGGGGGACCGGTGATGATGTGTAGGGGGATGGTGTGTGCCCTCCCCTCTGGTGTTGTAGGTGCCCCCCCCTGTTCGATGAGAGGGGGGGGTGTTGTGCGTGCCGGGGGCTTGAACCCCTGGTGCCTGCCTGTCACGCGCCGTGATGGCTGGCGTTGTCGGGTCTCGTCGTCCGGCGAGGATCACCGACAGCCGCGCTTCCTACCATCCGCAAACGGCAGGTTCGTGCGCCATCCGGGACTCGAACCCGGGTCTCCAGCTACTTGCACTGGTGCGAACCAACTTCGCCAATGACGCTGCCCCGCGTCCGGGGCGTTCCCTAGTTCCGCGTACGTCACCAGGGCTTCGGCGTATCCGTAAGGATTACCGGTAACAATGGGGCACCTGCCTGTAGCAACCAGTACCCCTCGGTTCAGTGAGCATGACCACGCTGACTGAACCCTGCGCGATGGAGGGGAATCGAACCCCGCACTGCCCGGAGTGACCGGCCAATCTGCGACCTTTGCAGCACCGCTAACCTACGGGTAACGACTCCAAAAACGCTGACCAGTCCGGGGACGGTCAGGAGCAAAGCCCCCTCGGCTAGCAGGGAGGGGGTGGTACTTCTAGCAGGATTCGAACCTGCACTGAACGGGTTTTGAATCCGTTGCCTCTGCCATTGGGCTATAGAAGTAGGTGCCTTGCGTTTACAGTCCGTGATCCGGCGGCAACAATCGTTTGTCCGGTGTCGGCTTGCGTAAGCGTTTGGCATGAACCCCGGCAGGAGGACCGGGGTAGGAGAACCACAGAAGGAGAAGAGGTAAGGGTTTCAAGTCTTCCCTGAAAACCTTACCCAATTATTATAGCACGGGTTTAGTGAGGGTCCCTCTATGCATATTCTCTGTCTTTATTTTCGCCATCTTCATCACATCGTCCAAGCAGTATTGGATTGGCCCTCCCTCGGTTAAGCACCGAATCACCCCTTGATATCTCCAGTCTCGAATCGTGTAGACAGATCTACCGCAGAGTTTCGCGGCCTCTTCCGCGCTGCCCCATTCCGGCGCTTCCGTCGGGTACATCTCGTGGTACAGGTCTCGCACATGCTCCCACTCGTACAGCAACCATTCCACCCCCTCTGTCTCCACAACCTCAGCCGCATATGCCTTCAGCCGACTCACAATCGGGAACAACGGTGCGAGGTAATCTTCCCCCGTGTGATTGCCGAACAAGTCGAACTCGTCCTCGTCGTGGCCGATGAGTCGCAGTCCGATGCACTTCCCCCGGTTCGTGAACCACAGTGGCCGCAGGCTAACAGGCGGGATAGTTCCCCGCCGCATACAGGTGAGTGCAATGTTCCCCAGGCACGCCGCCTCAGTGTCCGCTAGGTCCATCATCGCATCGTTGCAGGGACTCTTTGGGCCGAACCCGCCGAACGTTGGGGTGTCGCTGTATCCGATCCCGCCTCGTTGGATTCGTGCCCGGTGTCGCCGGATCGCGTCGATGGTGTGATCCAGGTGTTGCCTAAGCTGCTGCGCGTCCAGTCTCCGCCTCCTCAATCATCCCGGCGAGCGTCTTACGTACTTTCGCCGGGGTCCATTTCTCGTTGATCGTTGTTTTCCCCCACACGTGGTACGGCTTCGTGTGGGTGAGGGTGATCCCTAGTTCCCCGGTGTTGCTGTTGAGTACGGTCACCCACCATTTGTTGCCGTCTGGCGGTGCGGGTAGTAGGTCCGCTACTGACTTCATGCGTTCTCCTCTGCGTACTTCGCTGCGGCGAGGTAGATCAGCGCAACCTCGCGCAAGCGGTCTGGCGAGTCCAGGGTCATCGCCCCGTTGTCGTAGGACCACAACCCCTCGTCGGGATGGAATGCGACCTCGCCGCCCCACTCGACCCACCCGTCATCCTTCACGGTCGGCTCTGGCAGATCCGGTGCAATCAGCCCCTCATCCCGCAGTCCCCTTGCGAGGAGCCGGTACCCTCCGAGCACTTCCCGCGCCCGCTTGTAGTTGTTCATTTGTTCTCCTTCGTCTCGATGCGCGTATCCCGGAACACGAGCAGGCCCAACACAATCGTGATGAACACAGGCCCGAACCCCACCTCATGCCCGAACTCTGCGACCAGTGGGCGAATCCCCCACTCGACAAGCGCGGCGGCGAGCAAGCCCTGGAGCACTGCGACCGCGATAATTAGTGCTGCTGATTCCTTCATTTGTTTCTCCCTCGTTTAGATGAGCGTGACGGGTATGCGCTCCCCGCCTCCCGCTGGTTACAGTGCGCAGGACTCGCAGAACCCGGCAGCGGTACCCTCCACAGCGGTGCCCGTCATGGCCGGCTGTTGGATGCGGATGTAATAGATCCCCTTACATCCCTTGCGCCAGGCGTAGATCCGTGCCCGGTCGAGATCGCGGGTGGTTGCGGTATCGGGGACGAAGATCGTCAACGACTGCCCCTGGTCCACCCAATGCTGCGACACTGCGTAGGTGTCGATCAGCTTCTCGTATCCGATGGTTGAGGCGGACTGGAACAGTGCAGCGTTCTCGTTCGTGAGGTGCGGCTGCGGGTAGTACACGCGCCCGAGCTTCCCCTCCTTACGGATCTCCACACCGGACGCCACCGGGTGGATAGAGGACGTGGAGTGGTTGATGTACGAGATACTGCCGGTCGGTGGGATTGCCTGAAGGTAGGCGTTCGCCATGCCGTACTTCGCCACTTCCAGTCGCAGCGCATCCCACTCAGCTCGTGACGGTGCGGACAGTCCGGGCATGATCTCCAGGTCATCCCCGAACTCATCCACCTTCGGATCGACTACACGGGTGAACCATTCCCCGGTGTCGTACTCGCACCCGTCGAACCATGCGTGCGGGCCGTACTCTCGTGCGATCTGCGTTGACGCGAGCATCGCCGCCCACGTCACCCTAGCCATGTAGCGATCCAAGATCCACAGTGATTCCGGCGATCCATACTCAATACCAAGGCTTCCGAGCGCACCATGCCAGTTCATCTGCCCCAGGCCGATACTCCGCGAGTTCTCATTACCCCTACGAACATCCGGCACGGCGTCAATGCTGGTCGTGCGCGACACCTGATCCAGCGCCTTCGTTGCGACAACAACCGTGTCCACGAACTCATCCGTGGTCAGGCCGAGCATCTTCCCCATGTTGAACGAACCAAGGTTGCACGAGATCTGCGACCCCTCGACCTTGAACGACCCGTCCGGGTTGAACTCCGAGGGGGTCTGGAGCTGGTAGATCTCATTGCAAAGGTTGGACTGGCTAACCCTGCCCACGTGACCCATCGGGTGCTGGCGGTTAGCATTGTCCTCAAACATGCAGTACGGGTACCCAGACTGGAACTGCACCTCAGACAGGGTGCGGAAGAAGTCGCGGGCCTTCACCTTCTTCTTCGTGATCCGCTCATCTTCCACCCAATCGTGGTAACGATCGGACACCACGCAGTCAACGAACGGCTTGCCCTCAACCTTCGCCACATCGTAGGGGCTGAACAGGTACATGTCCTTGTTGTCCCGCGCCAGCTCGAACGCAATGTCGGGGATGATGATCCCCACGGAAAGGGTTTTCAGTCGGATCTTCTCGTCCGCGTTCTCGCGCTTGGAGTCGAGGATCTGCATCACGTCGGGGTGGTTTGCGTGGACGTAGATAGCGCACGCGCCCTGACGCTGCCCCAACTGGTCGAAGTAGGAGAACGTGTCTTCCAGAACCTTCGCCGGTGGGATCAGCCCTCGTGCCGCGCCCTTCAATCCCTGGACTGGTGCGCCCGCTTCGCGGATGTTGCTGATGTTGATTCCCACACCACCGCCACGCCGGGACAGCTGTGCCGCCGACATGAATGTGCGGGTGATGGATTCGGTGTCGTCCTCGGCACGCAGTAGGAAGCATGACACGCGCTCCCCGCCCTGCGCCCTACCGGCGTTCAGGAACGTGGGGGTAGCGGGCTGGAAACGTCCGGTGATGATCGCGTCCACAATGTCCCGCGCCTGCTGGAAGTCGCCACCCGAAAGGTCGATAGCGACCATAACAACGCGGTCCTCGAACCGCTCTAGGATCGTCTCGCCGTCAACGTCTCGAAGTGCGTACGCCTGGTAAAACTTGAACGCGCCCATGTATGACTGGAAGCGGTACTTGTACGTGTAGGCGAGCTTGAACAGGGACTTGAACTGTTCTGGGGTGAATCGGTTAACCGTGGCTCGGTCCCAGAGGTTGTTCCCTACGAGGTAGTCGGTTTTTTCTTCGAGGGAGTGGAAGAACCGCGTGTGGGTGTTGACGTATTCGAGGTGGTAGGCGCGGGCTGCTTCTCGGTCCTTGTCGAGCTGAAGCTTCCCGTCTTTCAGGATGTTGACTTCACTGTTGAGATCGAAGTAAGTAACGTCGGTCAAAGTGTCTCCTTGCATGGTTGGTAGCCCCCGCTGGTATGTGCGCGGGGGCAGTTCAGCGGCACACGCGCTGTCAGTTGGTGGTGGTTAGTGTGATGTGCGCTCCGGGCGCTTCCCCCGGCTCAGCGCGCCTCTTGTGCGCGTGGATGGTGACGACCTGCGAATCGTCCACGTATGCGGAACCTGTCAGGCCGTCGCAGGTGGACCTCAGGAGTTTGTCGGCGTCTGGGCGTTGCACCATCGGTGGTGCGGGTTTATCCCCCAACGCTTTCGGGCGGGGCATGATGAACTCGACCGTCAGTTCTAGCGGCCCGTCCAGTAGTTCCCCCACCGACTCTCGCGCCTTCGCCCCCACCGCTTCTCGCCACGGCTTCACCTTCTTGCTCGACTCCACCAACACCACCCGGCCCCCACGGATAAACCCGGACTTACTGCCCTGCGGTGCCGGAACCCCCTCAACGAAGAAGCTAGGCAGAGTAAGCACCGCCAAACAGTCGCTCCAGTGCGAGGTGCGCCTGCTGAGGGCACACACCGTTACCGATAGCCTTCAACTGGTCGCGTCGGCTAAGTCCAATCTCGTCCGACGTGATCCACCCTTCGGGAAGTCCCATCATCCACTCGGCAAACGCGGCGTTCAGTCGATACTTGCCACGCGCCCCCACCTCAACCGGGTACGGGGCGGGGCGGAACGCTTCTGACCAGCCGTGGACAACCTGGGTGTACCGACCGTACGGAGGGTGCTGCTCTGCCGCTTCGCCCATCGCCATAGCTGCATCGTTGATGCCCACGGAGTGTCCGCCGGCCTTCCGCTTGTCAGGGTGTTGCCCTCCGCCAGCCACCCCCGAATATGCGTTCGGAGTTGGAAGGAACTGCTGTCGAGGGAAGTGTGTGTCTACTGCGGTTATCGGCGGCGACTTACGCTTCTGGCACGATGGGAAGTTATCCCGCTTCCAGTCCGTCGCGGTTGGGGTCGGTAACCAAGATGAAGACCCTTTCTCGATGGTGCGGTGCCCCGGCGTCGGCAGCTCGTAGGCTCGTCCATTGAACATGCATCCCGTCTTCGGCCAGGTCTCCGAGTACACGGTCGAATCCGAGGGATCGGTGTCCGCGCACGTTTTCCAGGATCGTGTACCGGGGTCGTAGGTGGCGAATTGCTTCGCGGACGTAGGGCCAGAGGTGGCGGTCGTCGTTCTCTCCTTGTCGTCTTCCTGCCTGGGAGAACGGCTGACAAGGGTACCCGCCTGTAAGAATGTCAACTGGTTCAACCGTGCTCCAATCCATTGTGGTTACGTCCCCGTAGTTGGGAACATCGGGGTAGTGGTGTGCGAGGATTTTTGATGGCGCCTCGTCGTATTCAACGAACCATGCAACCTGGGCATCAAAAAAGGTCTCGACCGCTTGATCGAGACCGCCATAGCCACTGAATAGTGAACCTATTTTCAGAGTCAGTTTTCTGCCCCCATTGCTGCGTGAAGATCGGCGTGCATCCGGTACGACTCCCACTGCTCCAGGGTGGGGCAGGTGATGATCTGATCGACCCGCTGGTGTAGGACGTGCACGGTGGCGTTGTTGCTGTCGGTGATCATGATGTACCGGCTGGTTTCCTCGACCCGCCCGGATACGACCACGGTTTCCCAGTGCTCGGTGGTGTACTCTTCCCCGTCTTCGTCTGTGCCGTGTTCCCTCACTTCGAGTTCGTAGGACACGGCCCCGTAGCCGAGGGTGGTTACGGTGTCTTCGGGTGGGTGGTTGATGGCGAACAGGCTCATGCGGTCCCCTTATGGTCGAAGATGATTGTCAGTCCGTCGTCGGAGTAGTGCTTCTTGATCGCCTGCCAGTCCCCGTTGAACCATGTGGTCTTCGCCCCGGTGTGCGCTGCGTCGAATGCTGCTAGTGCTTCATGGTCATCTGGATGGAGACGGATCACTTCGCTCATGCGGTCTCCTTGTCGGGGTAGGAGATCTGGTATCGGAGGTGGTCTACGACGGTGGGGGCGACGGGGGCTAGTGCGTCGAGGATGAGGTGGGACACTTCCTGCATCTCCGCGTCCGCCGTGGGGTGTGCCCGCAGGGGGAGGATGGTGGACCATGCGCGAAGGTTTCCGGTGACAACTCCGCGCACCTCGGTCGCATTCGGAAGGACACTACGGGCAGCTTCACGGGCCTGCTTGCGAGGCAGACCACATTCGGTGGACAGCTCGTTGACCCATTCCTGATAGTTCTTCATGGCATCGTTTGCGTCGTTGATGAATGAGAAGATGTCCCCGAACGGGTTACCTTCAGGGTCTTCTACTGGATTGCAGTATTCCCGAATCGCCGGGGGCATGACCACGCCGAATGTTGCGGCGTCCACGTACCGCTGCGACACGACCGACCAGGACAGGTGTCGGTGGCGTTCCATCTCCATCAGCCATGCGCGGGACACGCCGGAGAATCGGAACGTCGCGCTGGCGTGCTCTAGGATGCTGCCGTGCTGCATCTCAAACGCGGTGCGGTTGATGTAATCGGCGTTGCGTGCGGTCTTCGGGTTTGGCTTGTCCCAGGATTCATAGCAGCCGCGCCCTGCGAACTCGACCAGGCATTCCGCGTCGGTTGCGGCAGGGTCGAGGCTCATCCAGTCCTCAATCTTCGGCCCGCCCCCCGGCGTGTACGTGAGGGTGGTTGATGCGATCAACTCAATCTTCGGGGTAACAATGTTCAACTAGTCCTCCTGGGTGATGATGATCGGCTTTTCGAGGTCGAGGTGCTTACTCAGGTCGCCGGAGACGGTGATGGTGAGCGTGGTTGATTCCGGTACTCGGATTTCCCTCTCGTTATTGGTGATGATGGTTACGTCAACGTGGAATGATTCCACAGTTCCGGTGATCTTGCGGTTGCTCATGCAGTCTCCTCTGTGTGGAATCGGGGGTACTCGCCATAGTCGCCCATTGCGACAGGGTTTCCATTTTCGTCAACAAGTCGCCACTCGTAGTGCAGCCCATCCCACGTTGGGAAAAGTGTTGCGTTGATGTCGCGGACGGCGGCGTGAAGTTTCGCGATGTGCGCGAAATGCTCAGTGGATACTGTTCGAACCATGTCAGCGTCATTCACAGGTATTCGTCCTCCTCGTTGTGGTGTTTGCGATACCAGCCGCCGTAGGGTCCGGGCGTGTACCGCCAGCCCTCGTTCTCAGCCCACCGTCGGTCCTGCTCGTACTCGTACTCGTCATCCTCGCGCCTCACTTCTGCCCCTTCGCGTGCCACAGGATCGCCAAGCATCCGGCGATCAGTAGTGCTAGTTCTCTCACGATTCCTCTTTCTTCTTCCGGGTGTCTTGCCATACCTTCTTCACGATTTCGAGGACCACCCATCCACCAGCGACAGTCATTGCGAACTTTCCATAGGATTCCCACCCCTTAATGGAAGGCATAAAGACTCCGAATAGGAAAAGTAGAATCAGGTAGTCAATCGGAACTTTCATGCGTTCTCCTCCTCGTGGTGCAGTGCGCCTCACGGCCAGTGCGTCTAGCGGGTCAAGACTCGGTGGCGTCCCAATCACCCTCGCGGGGATCATCCAGCGCCAACTCGATTGCGTGCTCCCAGTTGCGCGCCTCCACATGAAAAACCGCCGTCACCTCAAAAGTGCGGCGGTTCGTGTGGTTAGCGTTCTCGTACAGTTCGTGAACAGGATCAGTCAACGGCGAACCTTTCAGCCAGGCCCTCATTATCAGACCATCCGACCCTGAACTTAGGACGCACAATATCCCATCCACCCCAAGCGCCTTTTCGCCAAACGGTGCAGTCAGGTGAAGTAACCTCAGTCCCTACCGCTGCATCTTTGAACCAATCACTGTTGTGCCCTGATGTGTCGATCCTGTCTAGTTCATCCTTCAGGAAGTCGATTGCCTTCCGCAGGTCCGCCTCAACCTCGCCCTTGTTGTTGCCGTCCAGTCGGCAGGACCGGGCAATGTACTGCACAGCCTGCCCAGCGTTCGACGTGAGGTGACGGCTAATGTCGAGCACCTGCACCTTCCCGAACTTGTAGTAGTCGCTCACGTGTCCTCCTAGACGATTGAGATGTTCGCGGGCTTACCGTCCACGTCATCGAAGACGAGGACACCCGGATTGCCGGTCGCGCCAGTCGAGTTGGCGAACCACGTTGACTGCGTTTCTAGCGCGGGGGCGCACATGATCCACCGTCGTGCCGTCCACGACCACGCCCGCATCCCGTGGAAATGACCGAACAGCAACACGTCCGCAGCGGCAGCGGGCCGGTCATTCGTGATCTGCCCCGCCCACCACTTCTCAGCGCCGTTCACCGGGCCACCACTGAACCGGTGACCGTGCACCACCGCGTAGGTCAACCCTCCCGCTGTGTAGGTCACGTCCCCGGTGTTCGGCTCCGGATAGTAGAAGCTCACACGGTCATCGAGGCCCGCCAGTTCGATTGCCTGCTGCACGTTGTTGACGATCTGGATATCGAACGAGTCGGTCATGGACACGTTCGACACGCGGGTCGATTCACCGTGGTTGCCGGGGATCGCCGCCACAATCACCTCCGACGCCGCCTCCAAGCACTTCTGCACCGTGTCCGATACGAGGTGGCCGGCAACCCGGATCTGCTCGGTCAGGGTCAGGTCACAGCCGCCGATGTTCTTCCCGTGCTGACTGACGTAGCCCTCGATGAGGTCGCCGCCGAGTACAAGGTTGATTCCCTCGAATGGGCCGTCGTCTAGCGCTCGGTCCACACTGTCTCGCCAACGCTGGATAAGGAGTTCGGAACCGCCACCGTCCTGAGCTGACTTGCCGATGTGAGTGTCCGCCAGCATGATCGTGCGCCAACCACTGCGCGGCTCATACGGGTACGACGGCTCGGCGTAGATGTTGTCGAGCAGGTCTTCCACGTCGAACGTGCGCTCAGGCTTTCGCGTGATCGGCAACTTGTACCAGCACTCGACCATCTTCGAGTCCGCGCCGATCTTCGTTGAGATACTGGCCTTCTGTGACCAGTCAACGATGATCTCGTCAGGGTCAAGGTGCGATTCCCGGAGAATCTTGTTTACCTCGTCCTTGCTCGGCTCTTGCCCTGCGCGCTTAGGGGTCGTGGTGACGTGACCGGTATCACCTTCCCACTGCACGCCGGGGGTCCAGCCCGACGGGGCGGGGGTGTTCAGTGTCTTCAGTGCGTTCAGATCGACTTCGCTCACACAGTCTCCTTCAGTTCGGTTCGCAGCATCTTCAGGGCGGTTAGCCCGAACGGGTATCCGGCGTGCTCGCGCAACGCCCGCAGTGCCCGAGGTGCGGGCTGGTTCACGATCACCATCTCCACCACTTCCCGCTCCTCCGTGCTCATCTCGTCCAACCATTCCCTCGCGGTGCGGGGCTTCCGCACCCCGTACTTCCGCAGCTCAGCGATACTCAATTTTCCTCCACTTGTCCTTCTTCACTTGCGCCGCCCAGCCCTCCTCGACTAGGCGGCGCATGATCCCCTCAACCTCGTGCGATTGCTCCCGCAGGACGCATGATTTGAGGGTGTATAGCGTGCATTCCATGCCACTGTTGAGCGCGTCCCGCACCCATTCCTCGGTGTTGGTCAACGCCCGGTTGAGCCGTGCCCGCCCGTGCCGCGCTCGGTGTTATCCAGTGCGGCAACAGGGGTGAGTGTGGGGCGTTCGATCCGCTGAATGAGTAGCTGCGCGATCCGATCGCCCTTCTTCACCTCGACGGGGAACATGCCCGCGTTGTGCAAGTTCACCTTCACCGTGCCCCGATAGTCACTGTCGATCACCCCTGGCGCGTTGAGGACCGACACGCCGTGATTTGCGGCCAAGCCCGACCGGGAATGCACCAGACCGGCGAACCCGACCGGGATAGCGACCTGAATCCCCGCACTCACCAACTGCCACTCGGCGGGCAGGATCTCCACATCTTCTGCCGCGATCAGATCCGCGCCTGCATCGGTCGGATGCTTACGGACAGGCATGCAGCCCTTCTCCGCGATGATTGGAATGTCTATGTTGTCCTCCTATTGCATTGACACAAACCTCGAATAGTGCAACTGGCTAGCGACCGTGACAGTGCCCGTATCCCCGCCACGATGCTTCGCCACGATCAGATCCGCCTCACCCGCCCTCGCATGATCTTTGTTCAGCACGTCCGGGCGGTGGATCATGATCACCACATCCGCGTCCTGCTCCAGGGAACCCGATTCCCGCAGGTCAGATGGTCGCGGTGTTGCATCATCCCCGCGCTGCTCCACACCACGATTCAACTGGGCGATAGCAATCACCGGGATCTTGCACGACTTCGCCAACAGTTTCAGTTGCCGGCTGATGCTCGACACTTCCTCCTGCCGACTATCCGCCTTACCACCCAACCTGAGTAGCTGGAGGTAATCGACGGCCATGAGCTTGACACCGTGCCGCTTCACCGCGAGCTTCGTCTTCGCCGCGATCTCCACCATCGTCAACTCCGGCGAATCATCCACGTACAGTGGCGCGTCCTGGAGTGCGTCGCGTGCGGGGCCGATCTTCTCCCACCCCGCATCGTCCACCCGCCCGGTGCGTAAGTCTGTGATGAGTACCTGCGCCTCGGCGGACACGACACGCTCTTGTACCTCTGCCTCTGACATTTCCAGGCTGAACAGTAGGGCCGGCAACCCGGCCCGGATCGTCATGTTCCGCATCACATCGACCGCGAGGGTTGACTTACCAACACCAGGCCGTGCCGCGACGATGATCATCTGCCCCGGTTTGAACCCACCGTTCAACTTCCGGTCAAGATCAGGGAACCCGGTCGGTACCGCATCCGGTATCGCACCACTCCCCCGCGCCTCGATCTCATCGAACAGTTCATCGAGGGTTTCCCCAATGCGGTGCGTTTCTGCGCTGGGAACGTCGGCGGATAGTTCCGCGATCTCGTCAACGAGCTGTTGCAGGTCTTCAATCGGCGCGCCTTCGCGGTACGCCTGCTGCGCACGGGTGAGACCCGCGCTCAACCTCCGGCGTAGGGCGTTGTCCGCGACCTGCTCAACGTGCAGGATCAGCGACACCGGTAGCGGCGCTTCACCTACCAGTGAGGTGACGGCGATAGCATCATCGGCGCTCTTGCATACACCTGTTTCCAGGAGGTAGTTCGCGCCAGACAGGTCATCGACGACGCGGCCTGCGTTGTATCCGGCGATGAGTCCGGCGAATATCTTCTGGTGCCGTTCGGTCTCGAAATCATCGACGCGCAACCGTGTGGTGACTTCGGGGATGCGGTCGGGGTGTTGCAGGATGCCGCCGAGCACGGCGCGTTCGGCGGTCGCTTTCAGACTAGTCAGTGGCCGCCCTCCTCTTTCGCTGCGGTGGCGGCTGCCCGGGCGTCCTGCAGTTCGATCTTCAGCGACTCGATGATTCCTTCGAGCTTGGTGATCTTGGCGTCCTTCTCGGTGACGGTCGCCTGCAAGCTCTGCTCTCTGGCCTTGGATTCTCTCAGCCAGCCCCGGAGTTCATCGGCGCGCTTCCGTTCGGGTTCGTAGTCGTCCTCGGCGTGCTGCCGTGCTTCCTCGGAGTGATACAGGCTCTCCTTCAGGTCGGTGACTTGCCGGCGGTAGATCTCCATCATGGCGAGCATGGTGTGGTCCACCTGCTCATACTCGATCATTTGTCCTCCTTCATGGAAGAAGCCCCGCACGGTGGCGAGGCTTGGTGGTTGTGGTGGATCATGCTTCTGGCTCCCACAGGACCGTGACGGGGTGGTCCTCGTCGCACAGGCGGTCTGCGGTCCACTTGGACGGCTCCCCATCACTGGTGGCCCACCAGGCGGACACCCACAGGCTGGTCTCCGAGGATTTCTGCCAGGCGTCACCGTCGGTGCTGAGGATTACCGAACTGGCGGCCAGCCTGTCGAGTTCGTCGGGGTTGGTGATGACACGCGGCGCGGGCACCAGACGATGCAGGAGGGTGACGTTTTCGTTGTCCTCCATGAGAAACCGCCCGTCAGGGTCGATGGTGTTCCACGGGCCGATGCTGTCCCTGTCCTTTACGGCGGGGCGTCGTTCCCCGCGAACTTCCACCATCCACGCTTCCCCCGGCTTCACGTCGGCGGGGTCGGGTGTTTCTGCGTTGCTTTCTGCACCTTTCTGCACGGTAGGTTCGCGGACGGGGCCGCCCCATGCACTGCCGTCTGCGAGGTGCTGGGCGGCTTCCAGACGATCCCGCTCGACGGTGAGGCGTTCCACCTCGGCACGGGCCTCCGCGAGGTCGTGCTCCATCTGCTCGGCGCTGTCAGCGAGGGCGATCAGTTCATACTTCCCGGTGCCGATGACGCCCGAGTAGCGCTTCTCCACCCATTCTCTGATCCCCTCCTCGAGGGTGGGGGCCGGGGCGTCCACGGTGGCGAGGATGTAGTTCACGGCGGCGCGGGTCTCACGTGGCGTCTCGTCGTCGTACTTGAACGTCTCGGCAATGTCCTCCGCCCACTGTCGGGCGTCGCGCCGGTCCTGGTCGGTGATGTCAGTCATTGGTGGTCTCCTTGGTAGAGGTGTTCGGGATGACGCGCACCCAGTCGTATCCGTCGGGTTCGCCCCATAGCCTGCGGAGTCGAGTGCACCAGCACTGTCCGCACTGCGGGCATCGCCAGAGTCGGGTGGTGAAGCGGGTGAGGAACCACCGAGGCTTGCCAGGACAGGGGTTGTGTTCACAGCAGACCGTCATTGCCAGTCTCCTTGTTCAGTGCTTTGTTTGCGGCGCGGACCTCGGCACCCTCGCGGATGACAACGGCGGGGAGGTATCGCTCGTAGACCCCCTTCTCGTACCAGTCGGCATCACGGTACTGGCGGACGAAGTAGAGACCTCCGGTGGTGTCGCCGTCCATCACCACTGTGTCCGGGTCGAGGGCTTCCAGTTCCTCCACGGAGCGGATGATCTGCGGGTCAGGGTGCGCGTTGATGAAGTCCACGACCGGCTGCACCAGCGCGTAGCCGTCGTTACGTCGGGCGTAGTCGCGCACAAACTCTAGGTCGTCGGCGTAGGGGCTGTCCGGGTCACTCTTGTGCAGGTCACTCATGGTGGTTCCTTTCGGCGTAGTCAGCGGCAGCGAGCCACCTCATGCCGATACGTCGGGCCTCCGACGCGGTGACAGACTCGGCGGTTTCCCCGTCGTAGGCCGGGTGGACCATACTGCCCCCGGTCTTAGGGAAGACAGCAAGGGACGTCTCCGGCCCGGCGTCCTCCCACACGTCCGGGGTTTCGTAGTCGTCGCCGTAGTCCGCCTCCCACGTCTCACGGTGGTCTGCGATCCACTGGGGATCATCGCGTGCCAGGTCCGGCTCCGGCAGGTCGGGCATAAGTAGTCCGGCGTCCGCGAGGGCCTGGGCCACCTTTGGTGGCGTCATGTGCATCTTCACGTACTCGTCCGCATAGGTCTCGTTGATCACGAATGTTGCGCGGGCAATGTTGGTCATGGTTTCTCCTTCTCGTTTCCTGCGATGATCAGCACTGTCACCAGCCCGTAGGCCAGCAGTAGGCCCACGATCAAGCGCCGTGCTTCTCCACGAATCGGGCGATGCCCTGCGCGTCAGCGCCAGAGAATGAGTCATCCTCGCTGAACACGATGGGTGCCTGGGTGAATCCCTGCGCCTTGATGCGTTCGAGCGCGTCCGGGTTCTTAGTGATGTCCACCTCTGTGAATGTCACGTTGCGCTTCTTGAACTGCCCCTTGACGATGTTGCAGTGCGGGCAGTTAGGCTTGCTGTAGACGGTGACGGTCAAGTGGTTCTCCTTTACTGTGGTTGGTTACTTACTTGTCAGAACGGGACGGAATCTCCGGCATCAAATCCCCCTCCCTGATGCGCGCTTGCCCCACCGCCGAAGCTGCTCTGCCCCGCACGCGGAACCGGCAGAGTCACACGCTCCGCCAGCAGATCCCAGGAGTCCCGCTCCTCACCCTGATTGCTGGTGTAGGTGGTGTGCTCGATAGATCCGGTCACATCCACCCGGTCACCACCGTTCAGTGCCGTAACGTCCTTCGCATCGAACCCGAGGACGGTCACGCGGACGAACTTCGTCGGCCCGTTCTCGTACTCCCCGGTCTGCCGGTTCTTCTTGCTGGTGCCCCACATGACGGTGAAGGAGGCGTATTCCTTGCCGGCGTTGCTGGTCTTCAGTTCGACGCCCTTGTCGGTGATTCGGGCGTTTCGGATGGTGAGCTGGTCGCCGTATGCCATGTTGTGTGTCTCGTTTCTGCCCTTTCGGGCGTAAGGCGCTCAGACCGATTCTGAGCGCATGAATAACCGCGTGGCATAAGTTGCTCACGCGGCGTGTAAAACTCTCTCAGCGGGACGCTCAGACGCTATTCCAGCGCGATACGCTCCCCACCAACAATGTCCCCAATGCGACGATCCCGATTCTCCCTCGCCGCAAGCCGCCGACGCTCCAACTCCGGCAGCTTCGACGGGTCCGACTCCCACCGCCGCAACACCGCCTCCGCAGCCTCCTTCAAATCCTGCGGTGTCGCCTTCCCCCACTTCGCCCGATTCAACGACCACCAGGTGACAGCCTCCGGCCAAACCTCAACCGGAACATTCACCTGCGACAGTGCCTCACCCCATGCCTGCGCGGTCACGGCCGACGGTGGGGGGAACTTGTCCGGCACCAGTGCGGTGCCCTTCTCCAGGACGTGCGCAGCAAGGCGCGTCCAATCCGTCAATCCTCGATCACCTCCGGGGCGGAGATGAGACGGCGGACGAGGCGGTACTCGCGGACGGCGTGCTTCGGTGTCCACCACCACACCTGGTCATTTTCCGCATACCAGCGGGTGCTGCGCCATTCCATCGGTGCCCATTCCTCGTCTCCGACAATCCGGGTTTCCCGTCGCCACTCCTCGCGCATCCCGGCGATGGTCTGCGCGAGGTCCGGGGCAGCGGCGGCGAGCGATCCGTCTTCCGTGGTGTGTGGGCCAGATTCGAAGACTGACACATTTCCGACGGGATTGCCCTGCTCGTCACAGAAGGGCTGCTCGGTGACTATCCCGCAGGGAACCTGCTTCCGAGTCTCGTCCTCGTAGTGCACTGCGTGCCACGGTCCGGGTGTTGAACCGCTGAGCAGCTCCCGTGCCTCTTCTGGGGTAACAGTCATTCTTCCTCCTATGTAAGTTCTCTCAAAACTTCCGCATCAACAACCGCAGGGGCATCCACCACATCCAGCCACGACGACGGGGCAGCGACAGGCACCACCTCATCCTCATACCGGCCAGCAGACAACCACCCCTCCGGGTTTTTGATGTACCTCGACTCCGTTCCGCGCACCGACTCGGCGTAAGCCTCAGCCGCGACAGCGATCACGTCAGGGTCGGTCGATTTCACCGCCTCACGCCAGCGTCTCAGAGCCGCCTTCTTCCCCGTCTTCTTCGGGTACGCCCTCCAGAACGTCTCGAACTCATCGGGGTACGCGCTAGTGTTCTCTCTAGTCTTCTCCTTAGTATTGTTTCTAGTCTTCTTATGTGGCTCAATATTTGAACAGTTTGTGCTCAAATTTTGAACACTTGCCTGCTCAATATTTGAACACCCCGTGCTCAATTCTTGAACACCATCCGACCGTTGCTCACTATTTGCGCAACGGGAAGTGGAGTGAACAATGTACTCCACCGTCCCGAACTTCCCGTCCCCGATCCTGCCCTGGATTCGCTCCACATATCCGGCTTCGATCAGATCGTTGATAGCCGACATGATCGTGTTCCGTGAACGCCCCAACGCTTCCGCGATGGTGGACGTGTTCAGCTGCCACCCGGTGCGGTGCGAGCGCATGTACAAGTACACTGCCTTAGCCCGGTCGGTCAGGCTAGGGTCACGCATCAGCGTGTTCGATACAAGGGTGAAGTCATCCTCCGGCCCCGGCCCCTGCGTCACTCTGGTCAACTACCTTCGCCCCCTTTCTGCTATTGCAGGACCTACACAGCGTCTGGAGATTCGACATCTCATTCGACCCTCCCTTACTGACTGGATAGATGTGGTCCACGCACAGATCCTCTCGCGATCCGCAGGTAACGCATGCGTACCCGTCTGCCGCAAAAACTGCCAGGCTCTTCCTTGCAGACATGGGCTTCCTGCGGTTTCGGCTTTTGGTGGTCACATAGCGTCGAATCAATCCGGCGTTATCGAAAGCCTTCCTAATCTCTTCGAGGACATAGCCTCCGTGACCGTCTCCCCATGTCCATAGCCACGGGCACTGGTCGGCTATCTCGGCTGCGAGATCCTCTAGCTTTTCCACTTGGTCTTGTTCGTATTGAAGCTGCTTGATTCTCATGTCATCAGGATCTAAGTAATCTCCTGGCACTCTTTCTCCACCTCCGTCATTGAACCGTCCTCATGCAAAAGCACCCACCGGCCCCGGCGCAACACCGGCTCATCCTCCGGATAATCAAACCCATGCACAATCCACCCATTGCGATACGACTCCGCAGGGTGCCCGTGGATGTATCCGTGACAGTCCGAGCAGATCCCGATCCCATTCACCACCACATGCTCACCGCCCTGCGACCGAAGCTGCCGATGATGCCAATGCTCAGCCACACCACCGCACACCCCCGGAATCAGCGCCTCGCACGCCGGCCACCCCGCCATGTCCTCAGCGCGTTCCATGACAGCCCGATACACGCCCTCAGGCATCCGTGTTTTACCCATCGTCCCCCTCGCGTAGAAGCCAGAACAACCGGCCCTCCAACTGCCGTGCGGGACGAACCCACACCGCGCTACCCATCGGCTCAGCCGACCGCCACGACCGCTCATGCCGGATCAGAATCTCCTCACTGTCCGGGTCCATGATCGCCGCACCCCGGAACAGTCTGCGGTCCAGCTCCTCGGTGAACTTGACTAGCTGCCACTCACGTTTTCCAGTTCCCATGTCGCCAACCTTCCATGCTCTGCCGCGTCATCCACGACGTGCTGCAACACCTCCACCATCAGGCCGACCTTCGCCGCCTTAATCACCACATGCTCCGGCCTCCCACCGTCCGTGACCTGACTGAAGATCAGATCACCCTGCGGGGTCGCGGACATTGATGTCGAGTCGATCACCGCACCTCGGCGGAAAGCCCGCCAGTAAGCCTTCTGGAGGTGCTTAGTAACCCCTCCGACGTAGATCCTGCTCATGCTCCTACCTTCCGGCGTTCCCATACGCCTGTCTCACCGAAGCGCCCAAAGACTGGTAAGTCCTAACCTCCAAATCAAGGGCCTTACTCTGCCGATCCGCATACTTGTAAGCCGCCTCCGCAACGTCCCGCGCCTCACGCTCCGCAGCAGTAGCCAGCTCAACCTTCGCCTCACGCTCCTTCACCGGCCCCTCAGCCTCCAGATACGCACGCGCCTGAGCCTGATCGAACACACGATCCGCCTCCAGGAACACCGCATACCTGTCCGACGTGATGCGGATACCCCGAGAAATGCGGGTCACCAGCTCCGTCAGGTGGGCCTCGATCTGCACCGGATTCAGCGGCTCATCCATCCGAACCTCCTACGCGGGCACCGCGCCCGTAGCGGCAAGCGCCTGAATCGCCTTCTTCTTCACACTCAGATCCTGCAAGAACTCCCGGTCGATACCCTCCGCATGAAGCTCGTTGTAGATCCCATTCAGATCATCCTCGGTCTGCGCGGCCTTGATCCGCTGCCGGACCTCCTCGCCCTTCACCTTCACCATTTCCTCGCGGGTGGTGCGCTTCGTACCGGACAGTCCAGCGTTTGCCAGCGCTCGTCCGACCGCCGACGTTTCGCAGTTCTCTAGCGCGCTCGTCTTGTTCGCGCCACCACCGCCGTCAATCTCGAAAGCGTGTCCTTCCCCAGCGGGGCGGGCTTCGATGTCCGACGTGCGGAACACTGATGCCTTCACCTCCCACCGGATACGGTGCGGGTCGTCCTTAGTGGGCACCTCGTCCTTGCTTAGCCGGACGGTTTCGATCCTGCCGTCAGGGTAGGTGCGGTAGAACCGCTGGATACGCTGGTCTACTGTCTCGTACTCGTTAAGGTCGAACCTTGCCATTTACTCCTCCTTTAGGGTCACCTTCACGGTCGGTGCCCCGTCTTTCTCCAGTCGGTACTTTTCGATCAGTGCGGGATCGTCCGCGTTGTCCGCTTCCCACGCCTTGCGGTCGAACGTCACCGAGCGTCGGCCCGGTGACACCTCGACAACCGCGTTGGGGTAGTCAGTGCGCGACGGCCGCTCACCGACCAGCGCGAGCAGATCAGCGGCAGCGGCCTTGCGTGCTTCCTCCAGTTGCCGGCCAATCCTGCGGTGTTCCGCGATTTCCGCTTCGATCTCGCCCAGGCGTTGTGCTGCGGCTTGTGTTTCAAAGTCGGCGCTGTCGCCGGTTCGTAGGTCGGGGGGTGTCCAGTCGAGGAACCGGCGTGCGGTTGCCTGTAGTTCGGCGATCAGTTCCTCGTCGCGGCGAACCATGCAGTGACGTAGTGGGCGTAGATCCGCCCACCCGTCCTCGTCTGACCAGTCCTCCCAAGAAAATAGCGCCTCGGTAGCGCCGGTCACGGCGAGTTGCCACTGGACCTGTACGACGTATTGCGGTTTGTCTTTCCGCACGTCCGACCAGTCAACCCACGCATCCGAATCGTCATGAATCAGGTGGGTTTTGATCTCCCCCACCATCGAACCATCCGCAGTCATCATGTCCGGCGTCGCACCAAACCGAGGCTCGTCCTCGGACACGACCAGCCGGTCGTTGTGCAGTAGCTCCGGGCGGTTCGCGGTGATAGCCGCAGCGATCACCGGCTCCCGGTTCTTACCGTGCTGCGTCCATCGGTTGTTGAACTTCCTCGGCGGGTTGTGCTTCTCCTTCCATAGGGACATGAACACGGCCTCCGACCCACTGCGGATCTTCGCCACGTCCGTGGCCGTCACAACCTTCTGTCGCTGCTGAAGCCACTCGGCCTCGCCGGTGTTCGGCAGGATGATGAACCCCACTAGGCCACCACCTCGAACGGGATTGGCTCATCAACCGGGAACTCCCACGAATCAACAATCAGATCACTCACCAGCAAGCACCTCCACCTGCGGCGAACCATCCAGCAGCTCACCAACGGCGAACAACAGCGTCACCAGCAACGCAACCAAAACGAACAACATCAGGGCCTCCTCAGACCACACCACGTACACTCAGCACATGGACTGGAAAACAGAACAACTAGCCCCCAACCTCTTCCGCTTCACCAACACCAGCGGACACAAACTCGTCATGGTCGGCTTCTCCCCCATCGGCGGAACCACCGTCAACATCAAGGGATCAGAAGACCCCTCGGCACTCTCCGGACCGCTTAACCCAGGCGAATCCTTTGAAGCGTCGGTGGTTGGTGGCACAGCCGTGCTGCATTGCAGCGGCCCAACGGGGCGTCGTACCGGTCTCCCCGTCGTAGCGTCCTAACCAGATTGAACTCGGCGTCCCACTCTGTGACATGCCCGTCAGGGCGAACTAGGACGTGGTGACCATTCCCGAGAACCACGTCAACACTGTCGTCGTTCAACTCAACCTCAACCATCAGGCCTCCTCAGACCATGCAGTACTTCACTGCCTCATCAATCGGAATACGAATCCGCTTCCCATCCATCTCCGTCGAAGACCGGATCTCACCCGCATCAACACGCCGGCGAACCGTCTTCTCACACAACCCCGACACCCTCGCCATCTGCGCGACAGTCAGAACCATCGGACGATGCTTCGTCTCCAGTGCGAACCAGATCAGCTCGTAAGCCTCACGCCGCGTCATGCCACCAACCGCCTGACAGTCGGGGCCACCACGCATCATCTTGCGCAGTAGGGGAAACACCACTAACATCAGAAGTGCCCTCCTCAGGCAGCGACCAGAACACGATCCTCCTCCTCCATCGTCATAGGCCGCATACCAAAACGCTCCATCTCCGCATGCACACCATCCAGCCGGTGAGCAAGCGCCCGCGCCTCGTTCGACCACGTACAACCCAGGAACAGTTCGCCCCGGGCCTCCAACTTCTCCAGCTCCGCCATCAGACGAAGCTCCATCGCCCGAAGGCGCATCTCGCACATCACCGAGGAAGTCACGCCGCAACCCCCATCTTCCGTGCGATCATGTCCACGCCGGACGCCTTCACCTTCACGTTGTGCTGCAATTTCTCATCTCCGTAACTCGTCTTGTAGACGTAGGGGGTCACCTTGAAGTGCTGCGCGTAGCGCTGCCGTGGGGTGTTCTTGTTCTCCGGTGCCCGGTTCAGCACCTCTAGCTCACGCAGTGTGCGTAGCATCGTGTTCCTGCCGACCCCGAGGATCTGTGCGACGCGCTGGAACGGCATCGCGCCGTCGGAGTCGAGGAACTGGTCGTACTTGTCGGCCTTCGGCTTGACGATCTCCAGTTCCCGTTCGGCTTGTTCCTTCGCCTCGTAGGTGTCTGCGAGTGCTCGGAGTGCTTCGCCGTAGTTCTGGGGGATCGTGAGCGTGTTCTGCTGCTGCTGGATGATCTCGGCTTCGCGGGTTTTGACTGCGAAGTAGGTCAGTGCGGCGGCGACTTCGGGCTTTCGTGGGTCGCCGGTCATGGCGACGAGGTACGCGGCGTAGCGGGTGAGGCGGTAGTTCTGCCGGGGCCGGCCACCAGACTTTTCAACCTTGGGGTCGAAAAGCCTGTTCAGGTCCATGTTCTGTGCTTCTGCGGCCGCCTTCGCTCGATCCACAGACTGATCGAACTTGACCCAGTTCGTGTAGCCCAGCAGTGGCATGAGGTCTCGTGCTGACCAGAACTCTCCACCCTGGTCGTCAACCTGCTTCACGTGATCGAACGGAGAACCGTTCTTCATGATGTTGCTCACGCCGCAACCTCCACGCCCTCGCGCTGCATCAAGCCACGCACCAGACGCTCACTCTCGGCTACGATGCACGCCGACTCTGAATCCCCTTCCGCTACTGCCTTCGCCAGCCGGCTCTGTGCGGCATTCAGCAGGTAGTACAGTGCTTCAGCTTTCAGGTCCATAACGGATCTCCTCCATATCAGTGCGTCTCCATGCGCACAGCGGGAAGGAACAACAGATGTTGCCCCTCTCTGGTAAGGAGTGAGACAGTGAAGAAGCGGCGCAAGTAGCGCCCTCCCCAACGGCCCCAGCCTGATACTTCCAGGCTGGGGCCGTTGCTCTGTCTCACAGTGTCTTGTGGTGGACTCGAACCACCAGCCCTCCTCAGGACCGCACCATGCCAAGACTGCCCAATACCGGGGTCTCACATGCCAGGTGTGAGGTACATCCCGTGGGCAAGCGCGTCATCTCTACTCGGCTCGTGGCATGGCGTTCACTCTCGCCGCTTACACCCGTAGCCTTTCGGTCAATGACCTCTGCGCTTCTCTTCGCGTTCTCTATTTGGTTCTCAAACTTCATCCGAACCCCGGTTCTTCCTCCCCGTGTGGGGCGGCGTCTCCGTGCCGGTGAGGTGAACACTACCAGACATTCTGGTTCCGTCAACCATGCACCCAGGTTCTTTCAACCATGCCACCCCCGTATGGTACCCCCGTCATGGCCACTATCAGGTGCAATGACCAAACACTCTGGTGGATTCGGCCTGGTATCTGATACCATCCTTTACATGACAGATCACAGTGAATGGCTCACAGAGTCCACCGGAACTACCGTCCACGCCGTAGCCATAAAGACAGGCGTTGACCCCTCCAACTTCGCCAAGAAGGTGAAGCGTGGACTGTCCGCAGAGGAAGTCATCAACATCAGCTACGAGTACGGCCTCGACCCCGTTCAGGCTCTCGTAGACACCGGCTACCTCCATGGAAACAGCCAGACGCGCACCGACCCGAAGGAAGTAGCCAACCGCATCCGACAAGACCTAGCAGCCCTGGAACGCATCGCCACACAAGAAATCGAACAGGACGCCACCGTCTACGAGTTCCCGGGGAGGTCCGACCCCTACACTGACGACATGCCCGAAGGGGCCGCAGCCTACGGAGGTGAACTGTTCGACACAGATGACGACGACGATTACTGACCTGCACATCCTTTCCGAAACCCTCGGCGTGACCCTCACCCACCACAACGGGGGCACGCCAGGGTGGTACCACCACCAAACACGTACAATCAGCACTCGCCGGAAACTCGGCATCTGCGACTACAAAAGCATCCTCGCCCACGAACTCGCCCACGCCTACTACCGCGACGAACACTGCGGCAGATGGAACGGCAAGCAAGAGCGCAGGGCGGACCGGCTAGCAGCACGGATACTGATCTGCCCCGACGAGCTGCACAACGCGCTCCTATGGCACCGGGACGACCTCCACGGGCTAGCGCTCGACCTAGAGGTAACACCTCACCTCATTGACGTTTTCATGTCACTCAGAAACTAGGAGAACTTCAGATGGCAAACAACACCTGGGGCAAGCAGTCCTCCCCCTTGCCGGGATACGGCCCCACAGGACAATCCAAGCCGGAAAAAGACCCCTTCCACACCGCTGACATCACCGGATCACTCATCGTTGCACTTGCAATCATCGGCATCATCGTCGGACTCGCAACCGCCGGAGACGATGATGTAGCAGGCGTCGCCATCATCGGAGCAGCCGTATGCTTCGCCGCGCTCGGACTCATCCTGTCCGCCGTCGCACGCATCGGCACCGGACTGTGGGAAGCGGGGCACATCAAATGAAACGAGCACTCACAGCACTAGCTGCGGTCGCGGTCCTCACCCTCGCGGCATGTAACGACGGGGATAGCGCGGACAGCAATACAAGCGGGGGCGCAACGGACAACACCCTCACCATCGGCCAGACTGTCGAGAAGATGGGTGTCAAACTCACCCTCACCAAAGTCACCGTCAACGACACCTGCAAATACGGTCCCGGATACGACGAGCTGAAAGACGGCACGAAGGTCATCCAGTACGAAGCCACGATGGAGAACACCACCGCTGAAGAGCCGTTCCCCAGCCTTCCTACCCCGCTCAACGAGGATGGGACGGAGGCCGTTATCCCACGGTCCATGCAGTCCGCATCACCGTGCATGCCGACCCACAGCGAAGACGGAACCGTCTACTGGCACCAGGGCGTGAAGCCGAACGCGACCCGGAAGATCTACCAGCAACAGGTCGTCCCGGACGAGGTGACCGCAGTCCGCACGTTCGACAGGATCTTCACACTCCCCGCCGCCGCAACGCCGACTACGAGCGCAAACCAGAAGACAGAGCGGCCGGACCCGACTGAGGGGAGCTCCACACCGCAGGAAGTCGTCACCCCTGAAGTTGCATCAACCCCTGCGCCCGTCGAACAGGCAGCAGCGCCGGAAACGGTAACCGCAACCTGCGCCCCCGCAAACGACGTGTACCAGCCTGGGACCACATTCTACAGCGACGGCACATCCGGCTACACCGCAGCTTGTCAGCAGCAGATGGAGGACGCTATGCAGGCCACCGGAAAATACCCCGACTATCCGTTCGGCGAGGTCGATCCAAACTGGACCGAGGAAGACGTTTTCAACCAGTAGCCCCAGCCCCGCCACCGTGCGGGGCTTCACCATTTAGGACACCATGCCCACACCACAGAAATACCAAGCCGCAGCCGGCACCCGCTGGCGCATCCAATACCGCGACCCCACCGGCACCCGCCGCACCAAAACCGGCTTCAAAACCAAGAAACAAGCCGAGCACTGGGCAGCACAGAACATCGTTGACCAGAACGACGGATCATGGATCGACCCCACCTCCGGGAAGATCACCGTCGGACAACTCGGCGCTGAGTGGCTGGAGAATCAAACCCACCTGAAGCCGTCCACGATGCGCGTCACCGAATCGACATGGCGCGTACATGTCGAACCGGCATGGGGACACCGCCCCGTAGGGTCCATACGCCCCTCTGAGGTCCAAACATGGGTCAGCCGCCTCGACGGTGGGGCAACGACCGTACGCAACGCACACGGCATCCTGGCGAAGATTCTGGACGTTGCCGTGATGGACAAGCGCATACCCGCCAACCCCGCCCGTGGCGTGAAGCTCCCCGTCAAGAACAAGGGGGTGAAGGTGTACCTCACCGCCGAACAGTTGCACCGGCTCGTCGACGAGTGCGGGGACCAAGGGGATCTGATCTACCTCCTCGGAACATCCGGGATGCGATTCGGGGAAGCGGTCGCGCTCCGGGTGAAGGATGTGGACTTCATGCGGCGACGGATCAGCATCACGCGCAACGCCGTGACCGTGAAGCAGGACGTGATTATCGGCACGCCCAAAACAGGGGAGGAACGCACCGTTGCGGTGGCTGAGGATGTTCTCACAGCCCTGTCCGTCAGGTGCCAGGGGAAGGCGCGCAACGACCTCCTATGGACGCGGCGGGACGGAGGGCTACTCCGCACCCTGGGGCACAACAGCTTCTTCCATAACGCGCTGCGGCGTATCCAGGCGGACGATCCCGAGTTCCCGTGGCTGACCCCGCACGGCCTACGGCATGTCGCAGCCGGACTGATGGTGTCGTCCGGGGCGAACGTGAAGGTTGTGCAACGGCAACTCGGACACGCGTCCGCGACCATGACCTTGGACCGGTACGCGGACCTGTTTGACGACGATCTCGACGGGGTGGCGGCGCGCATGGATGAGATCTTGACGCGTGGGGGTGCGTCAAATGTGCGTCAAATGAAAAAATAG